CATCAATGAGTTCGTCTAACTTCTTCTCAAGACCAGAGAGGTCTGCACCGATTACTATGTTCTTCTCTATTGCCATTTGCCTAATGCTTCTTTAAGAGTACGAGGGTATTGGTACTTGCCTTTGGCGGTAGTAATATCCTCATCTCTTTCGTTAGTCTCCTTGAGAGCCTTTATAAGATAACCTAACTTACTATACATCGTTGAGTAGTTCTAATTGAGCCTCACCTGTAGTTAGGTTTAACTTCATTTGGTTGATGATGTAGTTTCTTTCACCTATCGTCAACTTGTCGTTAATCTTCAATGCTAACATCACCCCTAAAGGCAGTTGAGCCTTGTACATAAATACCCTTCTACTCGTGTCATACAAGTCAGTAATGTAATCCTTCCAATAGGTGTTATACAAGCCTGTAGCAAATCCTTGCAGTAAGTAAGGGTCTACCTCTGTACCGAAGTTTAAGGTCTTGGTTACATCTGCTGCAACAAGGTTATTTACATTACTCGCTATCCATATGTCAGTCTTGGAATTCTCTGCACCAGACATATCTACATAAGCAAAAGCACTTGTACCTCTAATAGCATCTGTTGCATAGAAGATAACAGGCTGACCGATATAAGGCTCTATCTCTCTCGTAATGCTCTTACCTACACCTATGGTAGTGATGCCGTTGTTTAGGTCATCAAGTCTTTCAAAGAGCATATTGTCAAAGCCTACCTCAACATTAAACTCTTCACCATCAAAGGCAAAGTCAGCCTTAAGGTCACCATAGCCTATATCGTTTTGGAGTCTGTATTGCTCTCCAAGTATCGCTCCTGTCTCGTTGTACTTAAAATTGATTCTACGATATAATGATGGTTTATTGATATTGACCTCTTCTGTATCAACATACTCACTAACTTCTCTTGTAGAGCCTTCTGCATACCAATCGTCTAATGGTTCAATGTCGTATTTTCCGTTTCCTGTGGGTACTATAACCAAGTTGAAAGCCCTTACAAGGCTTCCTATGAAATCACCAATCTTCTGCTCTGGCATTTGGGCAGACACCTCTACCGTGCTTGTAATGCTTTGCGATGTGCTTCTTGTTGCCGTAACACCTGTAGTTGGTGTTATACGAAAGTACGCTTGTGATGTGTTTAATGTAATTGCAGAAGCATCCCAATCATTAGGTGGTGAGAATCTAATTTGAACTCTATCACCAATACTAAAAGAAGGTAAGTCTAAAGTCAATGCCGTTGCATTTCCTGTAACCTCTCTCCAAGTGTGTAGCTCGTTGTTCACATAGACATATACCTTGTAGGTATCCGAAGAGGTGGTTGTAATTTGTACATCAGCAGTAGTTATGTTACCCGCATCAATGATGTACTCATCAGTAGAGGTATCAAAGTCTGGATTTGATGCTGCCGTGAAGTTTATCTTTTGTGCAGTAAATCCATTAGGTTGGTCTTTGAACATATACCCTGCTCTCCTATGACACCACATAAATAGTTTGCCAAAGTCAGCACTATCAAAGAAGTCACTTTGGAACTCAATTCCGTACTTCGTCTCTATCGCATCTATAATCTTCTGCAACTTAATTGCAGGTTTCAAGTCGTAGTAGAATACCCCGTGTTCGGGGTGTCCATTATGATACCAGATGTTATCGGGATTGGCATCGCTACTCGTAGAGTCGTAAAACCAATTACGAACAGGTGAAATAAGAGGGTAGATAATAGAACTACTCGTACCGCTTACATACCCATTCAAGCCTGTTACAATGTTCGTGTCGTTGTAGGTGTGGTCATATGCTGATAAGTCAAGGTCATTAAGAGTATCCTCACCGAAGGTATCCTTCAAAGAAGTAACATTACTATAGAACCCTACACTATACGCATAAGGCTCTCCTTTCTTTATCTGCACACCCTCCAACTCTAATACACCTGCTCTAAACAAGTTGTTGTTCACCTCTATGAAAGCATCAGTACGCAAGTTGGATATGTAGCCACCATCAATATCTACATTGTAGTAGTGCTTAAATATCTTGTTATTTACTTTAGATGCAGGAATAGTAAAGCTATTGGTGAAATCACCAAAGACTTTAGAGATGTCCTTAATGTTCTGTACACTCAAGTTTATCTCTATGCTCTCGTCTGGGAAGAGGTCAGCTCTTTGACCATCTATATACAAGTCTACTCTATACATACCTTGTGTCAAATGCTTCTTCTACTTCTATTGTGTAGTTGATGGTCTTGTCATTAACAGACTTCTGTAAGTTTGCGGAGTTACTGACTACACTTATAGGGCTTCCGTTTAGTAATACACGCTCACTCATCATTAAGTCCTTAATAGCTTCTCTATGGTCTTCAGTTACCCAACCTGTGTTTAAGGTAGTTCGTGTCTTACCATTAGTATTATACTGCTTATACATCTCGTCAGTAGAGTCGTAACTAAACCCACTTGTTGAAGATGTACCTAATGACCTTCTATACTGCTCACTCGTAGTGCTAAAGCTATCTTGACTTGCCTTAAAGAAATGCAAGTAATCCCAAGTACCATAACGATTGATATAGTCAATGGTGTTTATAGTGTATTTAGATTCACATTGCTTAACAATCTTTATAGTGCCTACATCGGTATTGTCACCATCTAATAACCTCATCTCCCATTCGGTTTGATTGATAGGTCTATTAGAATCAGCACCTGCATATCCACTACTCGTCAACCAAGTGTTTAGCCCTACTTCACCAAAGGGTATTCTTAAAATCCTATCTTCTGGTTGTAAGTCAGCGTGGTATGATACTATATTAAAAGTGAATATATCGCTACCGCCTACTCTATAGACTACTTCCTCAATAGTCTCTGCATTATACTTACCCATAAACAAAGGCATAACCTCATACCCTCCTTCTTGAACATAGACCGTTGAGGTGTTGTTTAAGTATGTTGTAGGGAACTCAAAGTTCGCTCCCTCTGCAAAGGTGTGATATCCATTACTCACAGGGAAGATATCCGAGCTTCCAGTATCGTTAACTGTCTGCGGGGGGTCTGCCTTATTGATGTAGTTCACATCGTAGTCTATTTGCACCCACACAATGTTAGTGTCTTGCTCTCCTATAGGAGCAACTCTATCAGCCGTATCGTATATAGCACCAATCTCCTCACTCACCAAAGGTGCAATGTCAAAGGATACATCAGTTCCTGCAAATACATCTCTAAATAGAGTGTAATCTGGAGAGGCAGGTCTTGAAGACCTTGAGCCATTCCATACATACACCTCTAATGTAATGTCGGTAATAGAACCTGCAAGAGCAGAATACCCTGCGGTAATGTATATGGGGCTTCTTGCCCCTACTAATTGGTCGGGTGTGATTACACTCATCGCTTGGTAAATTTCAAAAATTCATCTACATCCATAGAGATGGCATTGAGTACCTCCTCTGGTAACTTCTCAAACTCTAATCTAAATGGTGCTTGGAAGAACTCACTCTTGGGAATCCCTCGTTGCTTAATACTTCTGCTTATTAAGAAGGCTGCTCTATCAAGGTTCGCCTCTGTCTGCTTCACAAAGCTATTGGTCTTTAGGTCTCTCGCCTTTACCTTCTTCTGTGCCATCCAAGTTCTTATAGAACCCTTTGGAGGTTGCTTACCATCAAAACCAAATCTACTCCCATTAGGCACTTTATACTTCGTACCACTAACCCCCTCATCAATATACTTACCATAGTCCTCCATAGTGAAAGACATAAGTAAGTGTACTCCTGTTGTTAAGTCATAGTCTAAACTATCCTTCAACTTTCCAGAGCTTACTTGTCTTCGTCTCTTTTTCTTACCATCATTGTAAGTAATAGTACGAGTAGCACCAAGATTCAGCCTCGCTGCCTTGATTACTCTCTCGGCAAACTGCCGTAAGACTCTCTCTGTATTTTGTGTTACTACGGACAAGTGGTGATAGTATTAGCAATGTCTATAGACAAGGTTAGATTCCAACCTACCAAGAGGTTCTCAAACCTATCCTCAAAAGGCTCACAACTTGGCGTACCATTGAGTTGGTATTTATCCTGCATCAAACTACCTCTCTTCAAGTTGCTCACTAAATCGTTAGCTACCAGAAGTTGGGTGTTTAGAATGTCGTGTCTATTGTCTACCCCATAGAAGATTTGTTCTTCATCTCTTGGGTCTGCCTTGCTCACATCAGCAACATCCATAAATAGAATGCTCATTGAGTAGGTAACGCCAATGTCGTTAAAGGTCACACTATTTATCATAATATGTGACAAGGGGAATATAGTCTGCTTGTTGAGGTCTACCTCAAAGATGTCACCTTCTGTAACGGTGTTCACCTGCTTGTTAGCAATGAGGTGTTCTCTTATCTTGGTTGTTATATCGTAGAAGCTCATAATAAGTTAACCACCTCTTTGAGTTAGTGTTTAAGCATCTTTCTTTCTACATCCGATTTCTCCTTATCGTATACCAGTTTAGTAAGACATTGTCTCAAGGGTAGGTTCGTTATAGAATCATATCTTGCAACATCGCCACCTGCCAGATGGTCTACACTACCATACCATCCCCACTTCCTTGAAAAGTTGGAGGAGGCTGAAAGGTCGGTGTTGTCTCCACTTCCGAAGAGGTCGGTGTACTCTTCAATAACTTGTTGCTTAAACGATAAAAAAAAAGCGTTGCACCTAATGCAACATCTAAAGGAAAGTCCGAATATCCATCCGTACCATTGTACGGCTCTATCTCGTACAGGTCTCCCTTCTCTTTCGTTACAGGTCTGTACAACACACCAACTGTCTTATGCAACATATCCATATCGGATAGGTAGGTATCTAAATCTATGTACTCACCGAAACTCATCTCCTCCAGATTAGGCACAAAGCCATAGTCTTGCCCTCTAAAGGACAATCTCCTAACGAGTGGGTGCTTACCACCTACGATAGATAAGATGTGTTGTGAGATGTCTAATATGTCATCTGCCTTCATAGCATAGGCTACCTTGAGAGGTATGTTAGCAAATATCTCTATTGCCTTTAATGTCATAAAGGTTTCATCTCCTTGAACCTTGAGGAACTTTTGGTACTGCTCTATAGTCAGCTCCCTTGCGTTCTCTGGTAGTAGAACCTTTACCTCCTTACCTAACTGCGTATGTGCCATATGTCTTATTCTTCTTTCTGTTGTAGTTGCATAGAGCCAAGCTCATAACCGTGTCATCGTGTAGTCCTGTAGGGTGTCCGTATCTAATGCTTCGTGTCTTTGGGCTATACTCGTATGTGAAGTAGCTTAACTCGCTATATAAGGGACTAAATAAGTCTTTTGATGGTATGTGTACACTCACCTCATTGAAGTCCAATATAAGCCCTTCTATGATTTCATTCTTGCTTTTGTTTGTAGTAACAAAGGGATGGGTGTTTGCATACTGACTCTTTATCTGCTCAAAGATAGGGTCACCTACACCATTCACCTCAACGAGTAAAGAGGCATTGTACTGCCTCACCTTCTTAACCACCTCTGCAATCATTACACTCCATTGGTTCTTATTGTCCCTATAGATGTCTACAATCCTACCTTTAGAATCCATTAGCGTAAGGACTGTGTAGTCCTCTTGCTTACCTATATCCAATCCTGCGAATACCTTACCTTGTGGTTTAGGGTAAGAAGGGAATGTGCATTGGTCTATGTTAGCGAAGACCTCGCCACCACCATCTATGAACTCTGCTAAATACTCTTGCTTGAAGATAGCATCTGGAACTGTTCTCTTGGCATCGTCTATCTCATCTCTTGAAATGAACGGAGTATCGTATGAACTGCCCTTGTATGATTTGTAGTTAGGGTAGTCATCACTCTGCCCATATTGGAATAACTCGTAGAACCAATTCTTACCTTTAGGTGTAGAGATGAAGAGAACCTTTTTACCTCTTACAAGTAGGGTCGGCTTGATAGCCTCACTCCAAGCATCGTCTTTAATGAACGCTGCCTCATCTATGATGGCATAGTCCAAAGTCATACCCCTTATGTTGTCGTATCTTTCTGCACTACGGAAGTAGATGGTACTGCCGTTCTTTAGTTCAAGCTCATTGGTAGAATAGTTATTGGATTTCACTACACCACTTGCACCTACGGCAGACATCAGTTCTTTCTGCACCTTATTCGCTTGAGAGTATACAGGTGATACCCATAGGATTTTACAGGGGCTATTGTTGAAGCCCCAATACAATGCAAGGTTCATACCCATCATAGACTTTCCGAACTGCCGTCCTATAGAAGCTATGTGGTATTTCTCCTTACCCCCTACAATAGATTGTAAGAGTTCTGCTTGAACCTTATGTGGACTAAAGCCCGTTACCGTCATTCGTCTCTTTCATTGATTGGTGTACCGAACTCAAAGGTAATGTTCTTGAATAGGTCTTTACCATCTGCACCAGTAACCTCTTGCCGTGCAAGTTTAGGAATCATATACTCACTTAACTTAAGCATAAGTTCCATAGCTTTCTCTGGGTTCTCTGCTGCTACGAGTGTAAGCCACTCGGTCATATTAGTGAGGTTGCTCTCTACTAACTTCTGGTAAGCATCTCTAATCTCGGCAGTAGACTTATTAGGTGTACCCTTTGCTCTACCACCTTTCTTCTCTTGTCCTTCTTTAAATGGCATACTATCTAATACTGTTTTAGTATGTTAACCTACTCTTCTCTCTTGCGTTTAGCCTCTTCTCTAAATAGCTTCTTGATTGCTTGAGTGTTAGCTCTACGAGCTTGTCTGTTCTCTCTTGTAGGAGCATCTGGTAGTTCTATGAAGTTCCTCACGAAGGCTTGTTCATCTCTTGAGAGTTGCCCTCGCAGGTGTACCTGCACGAGTAGTTCAAAGAGGTTGTTTAGGTTGTTCCTGTTGATTAGGACATTTGAGCTTTTACTTTCCATTACATTTTAATTAGTCGTAGTCTTCTTTGGTACTTGCGGATGAGTAGAGCGTTGTTGGTAATCGTGTCTTGCAACTCTGTACTCCATCCGAATCTACTTGCCTGTATGGATAAGTTGACATTGTCTATCATTAACATATCCAAGTATGCTTGGGTAGTTTTTATGTGCCGTCTCTTGCGGAGACTGCTCTTAATCATTCTCAATACCATAATCTTCTTTGTCTCGGTTACACAATGCTATGATGTCTTTCATTTCTCTTTTGTTTTAAAGGTTTGCGCCCATTTTTATATGTGTGCGCCTAATTTTAAAGGTTATATGTATGTGCGTATAATGAAACAATTTACCCTTATTTTGTATGCTTAAACATA